TGACCAGCCGCTGCCTTTAATAATTTAGTTGATATGTTCATTACTTAATATCCTGACCAGCCACCAACAGATTGTATATCGTGCCACCGTCTGTTGTAAAAATCACAAACGTATCAATTGCATTTGCCGTTGCTGTTAGTGTCGGTGCAGTACCACCCACAAAGTCTACACTGGCTGGGAATGTCACTGTGTAACCTGACCCAGATGCATCCTGTTTAATTTTTAATACAAAACTAGATACCTTGCCGCTACTTGCTGGATTGCTAAACGTATAAGTTACATTCTCAGTAAGCGTATGCTCAAACACATTGCCATCACGTAGGTTTAGCGTTGCAGCATTACTGCTAGATGATACCGTTGTGCTTTCCTCAATCGTGCCATTATCAAACGTAGCAACGCCATTGGCATCTGTTGTTACAACTGCGCTTGCATTTGTCGTGCCTAGCGCGTTTGGCAATGCAACTTCATAGGTTGCGCTTGCGCTATGCGGTGGGCTTGCAAGTGTTACGCCGTGGCTATTGTTCTCACAATTAAGCACAATCTTACCTGAGTTTGTATTGCCGCGCACAACAACTTTACCAGTTCCGTTGGGCGCAAGGTCTAAGTTTGCGTTAGATGATGTAACAATGTCTTGCCCATTTGTATCAAGGTTAGCTGCAAGACCAGTGCTTAGATTTAACGTCGTGCCAACTATTGTGCTAAACGCGCCAGTACTGGCAGAGTTTGCGCCAATCGGTGTGCCATCAATCGCGCCTGAGTTTATGTCTATGCCTGTAACTGGCGTTGTGCCATCTAGCAGATCATCAAGTGAATCTAAATTATTATTAATTTTAGTACCCCATGTATCCTCTGAAGCACCAACCTCTGGTTTGGTTAAACTATATGTAGTTGTTGTTGTATCTGCCATAACTGTTTCCTTATGCTGCCTCTCTTACAGGGGAGTCCGTCCACGTAACAATACCATCATCAGTTGCATCTGTCCATGTATCTGTAGGCTCCGCATCATCTTCCCATTTAAATCTACCACTTGCCGCTAAGCTTGATGTTATTGCAAGTGCAGACGCACCGCTTCTTGTAACTGCAGAACTTGCTGTAACTGCAGACGTTAAAGGTATATTAATCGCACCTGTTACACTGCCCTCACCACCAGATGAAACACTTGATGTTGCAGTGATTGTAGCAGCGCCAACAGCCGTTACATTTGCACTTGCAGAAACGCTAGAGGTTGCAGAAATAGAAACAAGCCCAGCTTCTACGCTTACATTCTCACCATATATGCTTGTGCCATAGGTGCGTAAACCATAGCCTGTCCTGTAACCATCTGATTGTGCATACTTTTCTGCACTTGCGCTTACACTAGATGTAAGAAAGACATTTATTAGCGCATCGGTTACAACATCACAGCTAGCTGTAACGCTTGCACTTGCAGCAATTGTAGACGCACCAACCTTAACAACCTGTGCACTTGCAGAAACGCTAGACGTTAAAGTTACCGTTGCAGAACCGTCAATGGCACCAGAAACACCGAATACACCAGTGCCAAATGTGCCAATGCCGAATCCTGATCTATACGGCATTAATTAAGCGTTATGTCTATATCGCCAGCAGGAATACGAAAAACATCTCCTGTGCCAATTGCTTTTGATACCGATAAACTACTATGCGCAATTAAATTGCCGCTAGAGGACGCATCAAATATACCAATGTGGCTTATCGTACCCCAAGAGCCTGTTGCAGCCGTAAACTCAATTGCACCCGAAGTAGTTGCAGCATTGCCTGATACAGTAAATGTAGCTGCTTTACGTGTGTAAGAATTGCCACTTATTTCAGTTGCGCCTGACCCAGTATCAGTTGGATCTGCGGTAAATAGACCAATATACCAAGCTGTCGGCCTCGTTACGCTTGTTGCAGTAAACACGTAGTTTAAAACGTGTGTTTCAAATGTATCGCTAAAACTCATAAATCACTCCATTAGATGCATCTGCGCCACACTATAGCGCATTTTTTTAATTTTAGTAAGCGGCTATCTTCATCCTTAAATTACCACTAGATTGTCTTGTTCTGTTGCTAGAACTATTTAGGCTTGCAACTGCCCCTGCGTAAGCAGAACTCCAAACAGGTATCCTCTCATCGTCAGATAAATAAGGTGCAGCCTGCAATAATGACCCATACAAATATGCATCTGGGGCTGTATCAAGCAGCCAATTAGAGGTGTTGCTATCTGACAACGGATCAATCTTTTCATAATACACAAGCTCAGTTGCGTAAGATATATCGGGCGTAGGATGTAACTCAAACGTATCACCCACATGCGCGTAATACTTTGGCCTACCTGCAGTATCCAGATTACTTGCACGCCTTGCGCTTAGGTCATCAATGCTGACCATCTCCAATCTATATGTATCGCCTGTGTTAAGCGTAAACCTAATTGTCTCAAGCCAGCCACTAGGAACTTGGCTATATCTACTATCCAAATTAGCATTGCTACGCTCTATCATCTTATAATGCCGAACCTCACGCTCCATCTGATGCTCAGCAAGCGTAATAAAATCAGGAATAACGGTGGTTAAATCACTCCTGTTTAGCCAATCAGCTATGCTTGCTTTAAGTTCTGCGAATGTTGTAAGTGCCATCTAGCATCTCCATCGTTTTCTAGCTTGCCGCAAACGACTATTCGGATTTTTGGCTGCTTTGGGAAACTTCTTCATCTGACCTGCTGACCTAGCGCAATATGACTTACGCCTAGCCTTTTCTTTCTCAGTTAAATTTTTTTTCTTTGTTACTGCGCCTTGCAGCTTAGACTTTGGATTAGCTGCCCTGTGACGCCTTATCCCATCTGGGGTCATACCTGCACCGTCTTTAGTTTTACGGTAATTAGGACTTTTACCTGTCGTAGTCCTCCGTATGGCCTTTTGTCGGGGCATTACATGCCCTTCATATAATCAGGAAAAGCAGCAGTGCCACCGTTTAATAAATAATCTCTATACATTTGTTGAGAAATAGTAGAGCGCAACTCCATAGGAATAGTCTCCATCATTTGATTAAATCTTGCTAACTCTGCATTAGGATCACGAGCTGGCATAGGCATAGCCGTCACAAAATCTGGAGCAGGAGCAGGACTTGTGCCAGAACCCTGCATAGGCATAGCCGTCACAAAATCTGGAGCAGGTGCAGAACCTATGCCAGAACCAACAGGAGCCATAGGACGCATTTGACTTACCCCACGCGGATCAAGCGCATCTTGAAGCAAACCACGTTGCCTTGCCTCATTCGCCATAGCTGCAGACATGCGCTGTCGCTGAGTTATAGCAGGTGTTGCCGCTGCTTCTGCAGCGCTTACAGTATCTGGGCTATCACCAAGCAAACCACCGTAAAACTCATCCCTAGCCTCACGCCTGACTTTATCCTCAGAACCATACGGGTTAATCGGCATAAGATTTGCCAACATGCTAAATATACCACCGCCCTCAAACTGATTACCGCGCTGACCTGCGCCGCCACCGTCAATCATATCAAGAAAATCTAAAAACTTAGCTCGGTCTGCCATCACTTCTTACCCTTCTTCTTACCACGAAGTTTCTTAAAATCTGCCCCTGTAATCTTATTACGTGGTTTTGCAACTGCAGCAAGCTTCTTCTGCTTAGCGCTATACTTACTCATCGGCATTACTTCTTACCCTTCTTTGTTTTCCAGCTTATTCGCTTTGGTCCCGTCTTACGCTTGGCCGCCCTTTTAGCTGCAGCAGACTTTGATTGAGCTTTAGGGCGGCAAGCTGGGTAAGGTCTCCCCTTATCCTTCTTTCCGCTGCGACCACATTTTTTCCCTGTCTTAACATCTCGCCAATCTTCTTTAAACCATTTTGTTAAGCCACCTGTCGGCTTCCTAGCCATTAGTACTTACCACCACGCTTTTTATACTCTCGCACTAACCACGCATTTGCATACGCACTAGGATATACGTCAAACTTACGTTTAGCTGCAGCCTTAACCCTTGCATAAAGCTGAGGGTTTTTAGGCTTTGGACTAGAGGACTTGCTTTTCTTAGCAGCCACTATCTACGCATCTTTTTCTTAGCTTTAGCTTTTTTCTTCATTGCTCTGGGTTTCATCGCCATGTCATTCTCCTTTTTCTATCGACAACAAGCGCCTCATACTCAGCGCTGGGATATGCCTCATAATAACCTAAAGGATCAAGTTTGTCACTTGCATTTATAACAAGCTCCAAATCCTGTATAAACAGCATGCAATATTCCTCATCAATGCTGCTCTGCCACTCATTATCAAACAAAAAATCTAACTCAGCATCCTCTGCACCATAATCAGGATGAAACTGCATACAATGCAACGCAACAAACCTATGATTTAACCTCTTGGTAAACTCAGCAAACTCAGTCATATCAGGCAAATTATATGACGCCAGAATAACCAAATCCTTATCAAATGCATCAAAATCAAAGCAATACTTATCAGCCTGCAGAATAATATTCTCAAGCTCAACAACCATTACCTTATCTTGCTTCCATGCCTGCTTCGCATACGGACAAGGCGGCATACCCTTCAAATACTTACTCGGCTGCTCCAAAACCTCGCGTGACCAACTTCGTAAATCACTCTCAATACTAGGCAATGCCACGCAAGTTCCTTCTTATCTCGCCGCGCCAAGAATTAAACTTACCGCTTAACGCAGTTGCCGCATCACTCGCCATCGTCAAACATAACGCATCAGCCAAATCAGGTGACTGCAAACCACGCTTGCGCATCTCATCCTTTGACTCAGCCTTCATCTTGCCACTAGAAGTAAAACTATACCTTATACTGGTTAGCTCAGCGATAAGCTGGTCATTGCTC